TTTGGCGGGAATCCTCGAGCAGCGGGACAAGACTTTCAGGGAGTTCCAAGCTTCCGGCGGAAAGTCGGTCATCGAGTACACGAACAAGGGCGGCTCGACAAACATGACGAAAAATCCGCTGCTTGTGCTTTGGGATGATCTGAACAAGAGTGCTTTGGCGTACTGGCGCGAGCTTGGAATGACACCCTCGAGCTATAAAAAAATGACGGGAGACGCGCCGCGTCTGGAAAAGCCGGGCGGACTGGCTGCGGCGCTTGCCAGCATTGAATCCGGTTAAAGGGAAAAACTGGCCGGAGGCTCTCGAGTACGCCGAAAGCATTCGGACTGGTCGAAAAGCGGCGTACGTGGAGTTGCGCCAAGCTGTGGATCGGTTCTTTTTAGACCTCGACAATCCCGAGTACTGGATGGATAGCAAAGCGCCTGAGTTTTGCATCCGGATCATCGAAAAAACGATCTGCCACCAACAGGGGGAGAAGCTGGACGGCACGCCGCTGCGCGGGACGCCGTTCAAGCTTGAGCCGTTTCACAAATTCATCGTTTACAATCTTGTGGGCTTCAAGCTGCGCGGAACGGACGTCGTTCGATTCCACGAAGCGCTGATCTTTATCCCCAGAAAAAACATTAAGACAAGTTTTGCCGCGGCGCTTTCCTGGGCGCTCTCACTCCTTTACCGGCGCAGCGGGTCAAAAACCTATATCGCGTCGGCGGCGCTGATGCAGTCGTTGGAGAGCTTCAATTTTTTGGACTACAACGTCCGCCGGATGGGTGAGGACGCAAAAAGCGGTGGATGTGTCAAAATCATCGACAACAACAACGAGCACTCCATGGAGGCCACGCTTCCGGACGGATCTTTTTTTATCCGCGCACTAGCGGCAAACCCGGACGCGCAGGACTCCCTAAACTGCAACATCGCGATCTGCGACGAGATTCATGCCTTTAAAACGCCGAAGCAGTACAATCTTTTCAAAGAGGCCATGAAAGCCTACACCAATAAGCTGCTGATCGGCATCTCGACCGCGGGCGACAACGAGCAGGCATTCCTTGGGCAGCGGCTAAAATATTGCCGAAAGGTGCTGGACGGCACGGTGAAGGACGAGCAGTACTTTATCTTTATGTGCTGCGCAAATCCGGACGAAAACGGTAATATCGACTACACGAACCCGGTCGTGCATGAAATGGCAAACCCGGCCTACGGCGTGAGCATCCGCCCGGAGGAAATCCTAAACGACAGCTTGCAGGCGCAGAACGACCCGCAGCAGCGCAAGGATTTTTTCGCAAAAAGTCTGAACGTATACACGAACGCGGTCAAGGCGTATTTCAACATCGAGGAGTTCCGCCGGAGCGACGCCAAGTACAGCTGGACGCTCGACGAGTTGGCAAAGCTGCCGATCGACTGGTACGGCGGCGCGGATCTGTCAAAGCTCCACGACCTGACGGCTGCGGCGCTTTTCGGGCATTACAGGGGTGTGGACATCGTGATCACGCACGCCTTTTTCCCGGTGGTCGCCGCGCATATCAAGGCGGAGCAGGACAACATCCCGCTTTTTGGGTGGCAGGACGACGGCTGGCTTACGATGTGCAACAGCCCGACCGTGAACCATGCGGATGTCGTCAGCTGGTTCGTTGAGATGCGCCGCAGGGGCTTTAAAATCCGGCAGGTCGGGCACGATCGGAAATTCTGCCGAGAATATTTTATCGGCATGAAATCGGCGGGGTTTCAAGTCGTCGATCAGCCACAGTATTTTTACAAAAAGTCGGAGGGCTTCCGACATATCGAGCAGAGTGCAAAAAACGGCGCTCTTTTTTACTTGCATTCGGAAGCCTACGAGTATTGTGTGGAAAACGTGTCCGCCGTCGAAAAGACGGACGACATGATCCAATATGATAAGGTGCAGCCGGCACACCGCATCGATCTTTTTGATGCGTCGGTGTTTGCCTGCATCCGATACCTCGAAAGCCTTGAAAAAAACAGGGCGGCGAAGAAATGGTGGGGTGAAGCTTGAGTAAGAAGAAAAGAAGCAGGCCAGCGCCGCGCGCCGAGCCGGTGCGCAGGAGCATCGCCTTTGCGGGCGCAGACCTCTGGGAATCTATCGAATGCCGGGGCTACGTGAGCCTTGCGCAGAATCCCGAGATCTGCACGGCAGTGGACACGATCGCGCGGCTAATCGCGAGTATGACCATCCATCTGATGGAAAACACGGAGACCGGTGACATCCGGGTCAAAAACGAGCTGAGCCGCAAGGTGGACATCAGTCCGAACAACAATATGACCCGCGCGGCGTTTATCCACTGGATTGTTAAGACGCTGATGCTCGAAGGAAACGGAAACGCGGTGGTGTGGCCGGAAACGCAGCGCGGAATCCTGCGCGACCTCAAACCGGTGCCGCCAGCTTTTACAGCGTTTGTCCCGGATGGCGTGTGGGATTATCGTGTGGTGATTGCCGGACAGGAGTACGACCCGGACGACGTGCTGCACTTTGTTTTAAATCCCGGGAGCTATTATCCGTGGAAAGGCGAGGGCTACCGTGTCGCGCTGACAGACGTCGCGAACAATCTCAAGCAGGCGGCCACCACGGAAAAAAGTTTTATGTCCAGCAACTGGAAACCGAGCATTATCGTCAAGGTGGATGCGCTCACGGACGAATTTGCGAGCGCGGAAGGGCGCAGAAAGCTCCTGCACGAGTATATCGACACAGCGCAGGCGGGCGAGCCATGGATGATCCCGTCCGAGCAGTTCAGCGTGGAACAGGTTCGGCCGCTTACGCTCTCCGACCTTGCGCTCGCGGATTTCGTACAGTTAGATAAACGGACGGTGGCTGCCATTCTTGGCGTGCCGCCTTTTGTTTTGGGGATCGGGGATTTCCACCGCGACGCTTGGAACAACTTTATCAGCTCCACGATCATGCCGGTCGCGAAGAACATCGAACAGGAAATGACCAAAAAGCTCCTGTACAATCCAGATTGGTTTTTTCGGTTTAACGCGCGGAGCCTTTACAACTATGACCTGCGCGACCTTGCAGCGGTGGCGAACGATCAATATGTACGCGGGATCATGACCGGAAACGAGGTGCGCGACTGGATCGGACTTTCTCCGCTTTCCGGCCTCGACGACCTTGTAATCCTCGAGAACTACATCCCGCGAGGGATGATCGGAGATCAAAACAAACTGAACGGAGGTGACAACACATGATGTATAAACGCACGGCTATGGCGCGGAGCGAAGGTTTCTGCACCCGTGCCGAGGGCGGAAATCTCTATATCGAGGGGTATTTCGCCGTGTTTGGGAGCCGATACGAGCTCTGGGATGGCGCATATGAGACGATCGAGCCCGGAGCATTCGACGGACAAACGAACGGAGATGTACGGGCGCTCGTTAACCACGACACGACGCTTGTACTAGGACGCACAACGGCGGGGACGCTTTCGCTGCGCGTAGATGAGCGGGGACTTTGGGGCAGCGTCACGATCAACCAACAGGATCAGGATGCGATGAACCTTTACGAGCGTGTGAAGCGCGGCGACGTGAATCAGTGCTCTTTCGGATTTGACATCCTCGATCAAGATGTCGAATACAAGGACAGTGTGCCGACGGTGTGGCGGATCAAGGCTGTGAAGCTATACGAAGTTTCCGTCGTAACGTTTCCGGCTTATGAGGACACCTCGGTAGAGGCGCGCCGGAAAGATTTTGAGCAGGCAGAGAAACGCAGAAAAGAGGAATGGCAGGCAAGGATGAAAAGCCGCCTGAAAGGAGAAGACAATGGCACTTAAGGCAATCATGCTGCGTCGCAGCATTGAAAAGAAGCAGGCCGAGCTGGAAACGCTCCGCCAGAAGGATGCGGAGTTTTCCAAGCGTGAGGCTGAGCTTGAGACAGCAATCAACGAAGCAGAAACGTCGGAGCAGGAGCAGGCCGTCACCGAAGAGGTAGAGACCTTCGACGCGGACAAGACTGCGCACGAAGCCAAAAAAGCTGCGTTGGCAGGCGAGATCGAGGGCCTTAAAGCGGAGCTTTCCGAGGCCGAAGCGGCTGCTCCAACAAGAAGCAAAGAAAACCATCTCACAAAAGAAAGGACGGAAAGAAAAATGGAAACCAATATTAACATCCGCGCGCTGCCCATGAGCCGACGTGCGTTTGACGCGTTGCCGATGGAGCAGCGCAGCGAAATCGTCGCCCGCGAGGACGTACGCGAATTTTTTGCGCAGTTGCGCAGTATGAAGGGCCAGCAGCGCGGCGTATCCGGTGCAGAGCTCACGATTCCGGTCGTTTTCCTCGACATTATCGCGGAGAACATGTACCGGTACTCTAAGCTGCTGAACCGCGTACGTATCCGCAACGTCAACGGCGAGGCGCGCCAGACCATTGCCGGTACGGTTCCGGAAGCGGTGTGGACGGAGATGTGCGGCGCGATCAACGAGCTGACCTTTGTTTTTAATCAGGTCACGCTTGACGGCTTCAAGGTCTCCGGCTATGTGCCGGTGTGCAACTCGATCCTCGAGGACAATGACATCAACCTTGCAAGCTGGATCGTGGAGATGCTCTCCGAGAGCATCGGCCTCGCACTGGATAAGGCGATACTGTACGGAAAGGGCGCGGCGAGCAAGATGCCGCTCGGCATCGTGACCCGCCTCGCGCAGACCTCTAAGCCCGCCGATTATCCGGCAAATGCGCCGGAGTGGGTCGATCTCCACACCAGCAACATCCTCAAAGTGGACAGCACGGCCGAACCGATTACTTTCTGGTCCGCTTTGGCTGTCGCAGCCGGCAACACCTTCACGCGCTATAGCCGCGGCCGCCAGTTCTGGGCGATGAACAGCAAAACTTACGCAAAGCTTCGCGCGAAGCTGATCGCGTTTAACTACGAGGGCGGTCTTGTCGCGCAGTTCCCGGGCACAATGCCGGTTGTCGATGGCGACATCGATGTGCTCGAGTTTATCCCGGACGGCGACATCATCGGCGGTTACGGCGATCTGTACCTGCTCGCGCTGCGCGCCGGCATGACAATCGAGTCCAGCCGTGAGGTGCAGTTTATCCAGGACAACACCGTATTCAAAGGCAAGGAGCGCGCAGACGGTATGCCGGTAATCCCGGGCGCATTTGTTGCGATCAACATCAACAACGCGGCGGTCACGACCGTGATGGACTTTGCCGCAGATACCGCAAACGACGCGCAGCTTACCGCGCTGGCGGTCGGCACAGAGACGCTGTCGCCCGTATTTGCAACGGGTACATACAGCTATACGCTTGCACCCACCGGGACGAGCGCAAAGATCGAGGCAACCAGCAGCCAGCCGGGCGCGAAGGTGGCAATCAGCTACAACGGCCAGAATGTGCGCAATGGTGGCACAGTGACATGGCTGACGGACGGCGCAGCGCATCCGCTGACGGTCACGGTTACGCAGGGCAACGCAGTGCGCGTCTATACGGTCTCGGTAACAAAGTAAAAAACAAGGAGGTAAGCGGCGTTGACGTTAACGGATGAAGATATTCTAGAGATTTTGAAGGTTGACCTGCAAGTTTCAAGCTCTGCGCTCGACCTGTATCTGCTTGTATTGATCACATCGGCCAGAGCCTACATCGCGCAGGAGGGCATCACGCTGGCGGATACAGCGCAGGATGCGATGCTCGTCGAAATGTATGCCGCTTACCTGTACCGCCGCCGGCGCGAGGAAAACGTGCAGATGCCACGCATGCTGCGGTGGGCACTAAACAACCGGCTTTTCGGCCAGAAAGGGACGGCAGATGGATGATCTCATTTTGTTGATCGCTGAAAGCTACAAAAAAGACGCAATCGGAAACGTCACGGTGACGGAGACAACAACGTCGGTATGGGCGCACCTGCAATCGGTCACGAGAGCAGAGTGGGCAGACGCCGGACAGAACGGACTGCAGCCGCAGCTTGTCGCCGTGACGCCGATTGTGAATTACAGCGGCGAGCAGATCGTGCAGATCGGCTCGGGTGAAAATGCGCGCCGATATGCCGTGTACCGCACCTACTTAGACCCGGATAACGACAGCATTGAGCTGTATCTCGAACGGAAGGCGGGTGTAGCGCGTGGCGCGGAAAATCCGGTTACAGGAGCTTGAAATCGAGATTGTGAAAGAGCTCAAGGCTTACAGCGATGAGGTCGCCAAAGGCCTAAAAAAATCGGTGAAGGACGTGGCAAAAGAAACAGTCCGCACGTTGAAAACGACATCCCCGCGGGATACCGGCGAGTATGCGCGTGGCTGGACGTCCAAGGTGGAGTTTGAAAGCCCAGAGGACATCCGGGTGCGCATATCCAACCGCACAAAGCCGCAGCTCACGCATCTGCTCGAAAACGGTCATGCAAAGGTAAACGGTGGCCGCGTGGACGGCAAGCCGCATATCCGCCCGGCCGAGCAGGCTGCTGCAGATAAGCTCGTGGGTGCCGTGAAGGTGGTGATCAAAAAATGACGCTGGAGAATCTATATCAGCTTTTGGAAAGCACAGGTTTGCCCGTGGTATACAGGGCATGGCCGATTGGCGGAGCGCCTGAGTTGCCGTACATCTGCTATCTCGCCGCATACAGCAACAACTTTTCGGCGGACGGCGTCGTATACCAGCCAATCGATCATGTGCAGATCGAGCTTTACACAAAAGATAAAAATCCCGAAGCGGAGGGCATGGTGGAAAGCGCCCTGTCCTCGCTCTTTTGGGAAAAATCGGAAACTTATATTGACACAGAAAAATGTTATCAAATTTTGTACGAAGTTGAGGTGTAACAATGGCGACAAACGAAAACAAGGTGCAGTTTAACATCAAAAACGTGCACTACGCGGTAATGACCGCAGACGGCGAAACGCCGACATGGGAAAATCCGGTCCCTGTGCCGGGCGCCGTGAATCTGTCGCTCGAGGCGAGCGGCGAGATTACGCCGTTTTACGCGGACGGCGTTGTGTACTACAAATCCAGTTCGAACAACGGATACGAGGGCGACCTCGAAATGGCGCGATTTATTGACAAGATGCTGCAGGATGTATGGGGATACGTGCTCAACGCCACCGACAAAACGATCATTGAGAATGTGGGTGTTGAGCCGAAGAGCTTCGCACTCCTTTTTCAGATCGACGGCGACGCCGACAACGATTTGTACTGCATGTACAACTGCACGGGCACGCGCCCGGGCATTGTCGGCGCGACGAGTACGGACACCAAGGAGCCGCAGACGCAGACCAGCACGATCTCTGCGACGTCGCTCGAAAACGGCAACGTCTTTGCACGCACGACCAGTGAGACGCCGGAGAGCGTTCGCACGGCTTGGTTTACGAAGGTCTATACGCCTACCGCAGGTTGAGAAAGGTAAAGCATATGGAGAAAAGAATTCAAATTGACGGAAAGGAGGTGGGGTTTAGGGCTTCGGCCCTGACCCCGCGCCTTTACCGACATAAAATCGGCCGGGACATGATTCAGGACCTAAACAACCTGCAGAAGGCGTACACCAAAGCGCTGCAGGGCATCCATGCCAAAAAACCGGCAGAAGATGCGCCCGCCGAAGAGCGCGAGGCCTATGAAGCGCTGGTGCACGAATCTCAGCTTGACGTGACCGACCTCGAAATTTTTGAAAATGCCGCCTACATCATGGCGCGGCAGTATGACGCCAACATCCCGGACACGCCGGAGGGGTGGCTCGACGGATTCGAGACGTTTTCGATTTACGAGGTGCTTCCGGCAATTCTCGAGCTTTGGGCGATCAACGCGCAGACGACAGCAAAGTCTAAAAAAAAATAAGGCAGACGGTGCGTGAAGCAACCGGCGCGACCTTTATGCTCCGCTGCGCGGAGTTGGGACTGAGCCGCGAGGACCTCGACGATATGACAGTGGGCATGGTCTACGATATGCTGATCGAGCAGGCGAACGACCAAGAAAAATATCCGTATAAAGCAACGCAGGCGGATATTAACCACTTTTTTCCGAAAGGGTGATTAGATGGCGGATCGAATCAAGGGTATAACAATCGAAATCGGCGGCGATACGACTGCACTGTCTAAAGCGCTTTCGGGCGTAAACAAAGAGATCAACTCGACACAGAAGCAGCTGCGCGACGTCGAACGGCTGCTGAAGCTGGACCCGGGCAACGCCACACTGCTCGAGCAGAAGCAGCGGCTTCTGGCGGAGAGCGTGGAACAGACAAAGCAAAAGCTGGATTCGCTGAAAAACGCCGAAAAGCAGGTGCAGCAACAGTTTGCGCAGGGGAAAGTCTCGCAGGCGCAGTACGATGCACTGCAGCGCGAAATCGTCGCGACGGAAGCGGATTTGCGGAAAGCCGAAAAGGCGGCGTCCAGCTTGCAGGATGAAATCGCGCAATCAAAGGGCGAATCCGCTTTAAAACAACTTGGAGACGCGGCGTCCGAGACAGCCTCAAAGGTCAAAAAGATCGACGAGAAGCCGATCGAGGACGTAGAAGATGCGGCCAAGGACGCAGACGACGCGCTCGAAGAAGCGGGAGACAGTGCGTCCAGTTTCGCCGATCATCTCAAAGCCGATGTACTTGTCGAGGGCATCAAGGGAATCGTATCCGGGATTAAGGATCTGAACGAGGAAACCAAAGAGTACCGCAAGATCATGGGCACGCTGGAAACCTCCAGCGAGGCGGCGGGATACTCCGCGGAGGAGACAAGCGAGGCTTTTTCTCAGCTTTACGGGGCGCTTGGGGACGATCAGTCCGCTGCCACAACAACGGCGAACCTGCAGGCGATTGGTGCGTCGCAAAAGGATATAAACAGTCTGATTTCGAGTGCCGTCGGCGCTTGGGCGAAATACGGGGACAGCATCCCGATCGACGGTCTTGCGGAATCGATAAACGAAACAATCCGCGCCGGGCAGGTGACGGGCACCTTTGCGGACGTCCTGAACTGGGGCAGCAAAGAGGGCGAGACCTTCGGCGTAATGCTCAAAGAAAACACCGAGGAAAACGAGGAGTGGAACAAGGCGGTGCAAGATGCTTCCAGCGCCGAAGATTTTTTTAATCTTGCATTGCAGGACGCCGAAACGCAGGCCGACCGGACAAACCTCGTCTTACGGGCTATGGCCGATCAGGGCCTCAGTGATGTCGGCGATGCATGGTACAGCAACAACAAGGACATTGTAGACGCCAACAACGCGCAGCTCGAATTTACGAAAAAGGCAGCCGAGCTTTCGGAGCGTGTGCAGCCTGTACTTACAGCTGTGCAGGAGGGCATAAACGGCATTTTACAAGCGATTTTGGATGCAACGGCAGGCATCGACATGGATACCATCGTCGGATGCGTCCAGAACTTTTTTGATGCGGTATCGAACGTCGTATCCTTTTTGATCGAAAACAAGGAAATCGTAATCGGTGTAATCAGCGCGATCGGTATCGCGCTGACTGCGCTGAAAATCGTCGAGTTTGTGCAAAGCGTGATCAGTGGTATTTCAGCAATTTCCAGTGCACTGTCCTTCCTCGCAGCAAACCCGATCGTGCTTGTGATCGCGGCCATCGCCGCACTGATTGCAGTGCTGGTGTTGATTGTCACAAAAGGCGAAGAGATCAAGGCATGGCTGGCAGGTTTTAACGAATGGCTGCAGGGCGTTTTTGCTACGGACTGGACGGAGATTTTTGGCCCCGTCTTAGGCAATGTGCTGAATGGATTCTTTTCGCTGCTGAAAGGCATCTGGGACGGCGTTTATCAGATCCTCAACGGTGTAATTGATTTTATTCAAGGCATTTTTACCGGCAACTGGGAGCAGGCGTGGAACGGTGTGCAGGAGATCGTCTCGGGCGTGTGGGACACCATCACTGGGATAATCACAGGCGCGTGCGACCTGATCGAAGGCATCCTTTTGGGGCTGGATAGCTGGCTGCAAGGCGTCTTCAAAATGGACTGGACGGAAATTTTCGGTCCGGGACTGGGCGACGTTATCAACGCTTTTATGAGAAATGTTGAAAACACGTGGAACGCGATCAAGCAGATTTTTCAAGGTGTGCTCGATTTCATCAAAGGCGTTTTCACGGGCAACTGGAAGCAGGCGTGGCAAGGCGTCGTCAACATCTTCGGCGGCTTGTTTAACAGCCTCATCAACATGGTAAAAGCGCCGTTAAACGGCATCATCGGGCTTTTGAACGGCGCGGTCGGCGCAATTAACAGCTTGATCGGAGGCTTAAACTCGATCAGCTTTACCATGCCGAAATGGCTCGGCGGCGGGCATTTCGGCCTCAGTATCCCGTATATCCCGAATATACCGTATCTGGCAAAGGGCGGTATCCTCTCGCAGGGCTCGGCGATCGTTGGTGAGGCCGGACCGGAGCTGCTCACAATGATGGGAAACCGCGCCATGGTGCAGCCGCTCACCAGCAACACAACCAACCAGACTGACCTCGGCGGCGTCAATATCACGGTATACGGCGCGCCGGGACAGGACGTGCGGGCGCTGGCGGATATCATCATGGATGAGATGCAAAACGCAACAGAAAGAAAGGCGGCGGTTTTCGGTGCATAAATTTTGGTTTGCCGGGCATTGCTGCCGCGAGTACGGCATCTATGTCAGCGGCGAAAACACCTTCAACGGCCCTGAAAGGGGCTATGAGCTCGTGTCCATCCCCGGGCGGTCCGGCGATCTGATCCGAGATAACAAGCGGTATAAAAACATCACAGTGTCGTATCCGGCTTTTATCCACCGCGATTTCCTGCGGAATACCGATGCGGCGCGCGCATGGCTTCTTGGCTCGCCGATGCAGTACCATAAGCTGGAGGACGATTACCACCCGGACGAATACCGGATGGCGATTTTTACCGGTCCGTTGGATTTTGACACGCGGTTTTTGAACCGGTCGGGCGAGACGACGCTGAATTTTAATTGCAAGCCGCACCGGTATATCAAGGCGGGCACGTGGGTGCAGGCGCTCGAAAATGGACAAATCCTGCTGAACAACTGGGACGAATCGCTGCCGCTGATCCAGATCACGGGCAACGGAAGCGGCATGCTGACGGTCGGCGGCGTCACCGTGACAATCGACAGCATGGACAGCGGCCTGACGCTGGATGCCGAAACGCAAAATGCCTACAACGGCCTTGAAAACAAAAACGGTACGATACGCATTGCCGGCGGCGAGTTTCCGATCCTGCCTGCCGGAGAAACGCGGATTACTTGGAGCGGCGGCGTCACTGCGGTGGAGATCACGCCGAGATGGAGGGCACTATGAAACCGATTCTTTTTCCGTCCACCGCGACGGAGTTTAACACGCAGGGGCTAGGCGTCCTGACGGATGCAATCAGCTGCACGGTCAACGAGGAGCGCAACGGCGCTTTCGAGCTGACGATGCAATACCCGGACACCGGCGTGCATTTTGACGAGATCACGGATCGCTGCATCATCTATGCGATCCCGAGCCCATACCGGGCGCCGCAGCCTTTCCGTATCTACCGGATCACGCGGCCGATGGACGGAATCATCATGGTGTACGCGCAGCATATCACCTACGACCTTTCCGGCGTGCCGCTCAATCCTTTTACAGCAGTCAACGCGCCGGATGCGCTTTCAAAGCTCAGCCTCAACGCGGCGGTGGACAGTCCCTTCACATTTTGGACGGACAAGGCTACCGTCGCGTCTTTTGCTGTCTCTACACCGTCGTCGACGCGCTCGGTTCTCGGCGGCTCATCCGGCTCGATCCTCGACGTGTACGGCGGTGAGTACGAGTGGGACGGCTTTACCGTCCGCTTGTACGGCCATCGCGGATACGACAACGGCGTCGTGATTAGCTACGGCAAAAACCTGACGGACATCGAGCAGGACCGCAACATCTCCAACGTGGCGACCGGCATCTATCCTTACTGGACAAACGCCGAGGGTGCGCTCGTAACCTGCGATCCTAAGATCGTCAACGCGCCGGGCACATACGATTTTACGCGCGTCGTGCCGGTGGATTTTTCCAACGATTTTGAGGCGCAGCCAACGTCGGCGCAGCTGCAGGCACGTGCGGAAAAGTATGTCGAGGACAACAAGATCGGCATCCCTAAAACAAGCATCACGGCATCTTTTGTCCAGCTCGAGCAGTTTCCGGAATACGAGGATCTTGCGCTGCTCGAAAAGTGCGACCTGTGCGACACGGTGACGATCCGCTACCCGCAGCTCGGCGTGGAGGCGAAGGCCGAGATTGTCAAGATCGAGACGGACGTGCTGCTTGAGCGGTACAACTCGGTCGAGATCGGCGACGTGCGTACCAACATCGCGGACACTATCGTCGGGCAGCAACAGGAGATCAAGCAAAAACCGAGCGAAACTTACTTGCGAGAGGCAGTGCTTGCGCTTACGGAGACCATCCTTGGCGCATCCGGCGGCGCGGTGCGCCTGCTGGATACCAACAACGACGGCATGCCGGACACGCTGTACATTGCGGATGATCCGGACCCGACCAAGGCGCGCAAGGTGTGGCGCTTTAATCATGAGGGATGGGGCGCGAGCAATAACGGCTACAACGGCCCGTTTTCTTACGGGGCCACGTTGGAAAACGGTATGGTCGCCGATTTTATCACAGCGGGCACACTCAACGCTGATCTCGTCAACATCGTCAACTTGATCTCTGACCATGTTGTAAGCCGAAACGGCAGATTTGAGATGGACCTGTGGGCGGCGGTGTTAAAACTGTTGGAAAACGACAACCTACGCGTGCGCATTTACTCGACAGGTCAAGGTGCAGGTGGCCTTGTGCAGGTCTTTTCCGGCACCGTGACAAACGAGGACGGACTCGGCGAGGACAGCGCTTACTCGTACCTCGGACCGATCGTCGCGGGCGTGGGCGAAAAAAGTGACGGAAGCTATACCGGGACGTTTAGCGCCGGAACGCTGGTCGTCTACAACGCGGTGAAAACCGAAAGCGGAAAAGCGATCCTGTCCGTAGTAAACGGGCAGCGCATTGGGCACTTTGACCGGCTCGCCATCGGCGGAAACGCAGATTTTGGTGTGGAGTGGGTATGGGACGCGCAGCTCAACCGCTACGTGCTCTGCAGCATAACTCGTAGGGGAGGACGATAAAAAATGCCAATTGAAACAACGGCGGCGCTGCGCGTCGACCTGCTCGACCCGGGCGCGCCGCAGATCATACACGCGGTACAGGACGACAGCAACAGCCGCAAGATCGCTTTTAGCATCTACGCGGGCGGCGCGCAATGGGTTGTGCCAGACGGTACGCTTGTGACCGTCCGCTACAAAAAGCCGGACGGCACCGCAGGATTTTACGACACGCTGCCTGACGGCAACACACCGGCCGCGACGATCGACGACAACGTCGTGACCGTGGCCCTCGTGCCGCAGGCTTTTACGGTGCGCGGAAACGTGCCGGTACAGATCAAGCTGTACGATAATGCGGGCACCAGCATCGCGACGTTTGCGGTCGTGATGCACGTCTTGCCCAATGTCGTCTCCGACGCGGAGATCGTATCGTCGGATTACTACAGCGTCCTGACCAAGCAGATCGCCGATGTGCTCGCGGCGGCGGAGGGGATCGAGGGCAACGTCACCGCCGCAAAGGAAGCGGCAGAACAGGCGACATCTTCGGCCAGCGCAGCGGCAGGAGCCGCGACGGCGGCCGCCAGCTCTGCGAGTACAGCCTCCACCGCGGCCGGACAGGCGCAGACAGCGGCCACCAATGAGGGCACGTCTGAAACAAACGCCGCCACCAGCGCAAGCGACGCGGAAGGCGCCAAGACCGCAGCAGAGACGGCAGCCAGCAACGCCAGCAGCGATGCGGCTGCGGCCGAAAGCGCGAAAACGGCAGCGCAGACCGCGGCAACGAACGCGGAAAACGCGGCGGCGCCTGTGCTTGCCATACTGTCTAGCGGGGCTGGCGCGCATAACTCCATCTACCGCGGCAAAAACCTCGGTACGAGCGTGACCGCCGCACAATGGGCGGCTATTGCGGATGGTAGTTTTACCGACCTGTATATCGGTGATTACTGGGTAATTGATAGTGTCAACTGGCGTATTGCCGCTTTTGATTATTACTACAAGACGGGAGATGTCTCTTGCACCACCCATCATGTCGTAATTGTCCCCGACGCGAACCTGTACACTCATGTCGTGAACGACGCGAACATTACCACGGGCGGTTACATCGGCTCTAAGATGTACACGGAGGGACTTGCGGAAGCGAAAACAAAAATCAACAACGCATTTGGCTCAAACCATATTATGACCCATCGTCAGTTACTCGTCAACGCCGTTAACGGCGGTAAGCCGAGTGGCGGCTCTTGGTACGACAGCACGGTTGAGCTTATGAACGAGCAAAATGTTTACGGCGGTGAGATTTTTGGTGTGGGTAATAATGGCTCTCCCACTCCGTATCTGTACACTATCGACAAGTCTCAGTTTCCGCTCTTTGCTCACGACCCGTCTATGATGTCAAATAGGCAAGTGTTCGGACTGAGAGATGTTGTATCGACCACCTCTTTCGCTGTTGTCAATGCCGATGGTCGTGCGGGCCAAGCCAACTCTTCCTTCGCCGTTGGTGTGCGTCCCGCGTTTTCAATCATCGGATAAGGGAGGGTAGGGCGAGCAATGGAAAACATTTTTGTCGCGATCATCACCGGCGGGCTCGCGCTTGTCGGCGTCATCATCACCAACGTCGCCAGCAACCGCCGCGCAGAAGAAAAGCTCCGGGTCGCGCAGGCGATCACGGACGCGAAGATCGAAGAGCTCACGCGGGAGGTGCGAAAACATAATAATTTTGCGGAAAAAATCCCCGTAATACAAGAGCAAATCAAGGTCGTAAACCACCGCCTTGCAGACCTGGAGGACATCGAAAGGAAGGATCACCCATGAAAACAAAGTGGAGAAATTGGCTCAAGGCCGCGGGCGTCCGCGCCGTGAAAACAATCGCGCAGACCGCCGTGGCAACAATCGGCACAAGTATTGCGCTCGGTGACGTAAATTGGGCAATGGTGGCATCCGCTTCCGCCCTTGCAGGCGTGCTGAGCGTGCTGACGAGCGTCGCTGGTCTGCCGGAAGTAACGGACGAACCTACGCGCGATTAAATCAACTAAGAGAGGAGGACGCAGAATGGAAAATGTGAAGGAAACGAAGGAAAACGAACTGAAAGAAGAAGCTTTGAAAGAACTCTCGAACAACAAAGGAAATGAGGACTAAATGTCATACACAAACAGCGCACTTGTAAATCACACTCGTATCTCGCCCAACAGAAACAGCCCCAGAAAGCACGCGATTGATACAATCACGATCCATTGCGTGGTTGGACAGGTGAGCGTGGAGACGCTCGGAAACATCTTTGCCAATCCTAATCGTGGGGCCTCCTCCAATTACGGCATCGGATACGATGGGCGTGTAGGTATGTACGTGGAGGAGCGCGACCGCTCTTGGTGCAGCTCGTCTCCCGATAACGATCACCGCGCCGTAACGATTGAGGTGGCATCCGATATGTCGGAGCCTTACGCCGTGACGGGCAAAGCGTACGCGGCGCTTATCAACCTCGTTGCGGACATTTGCAAACGCAACGGCATCAAAAAACTCGTATGGAGCACGGACAAAAACACCCGCGTGTACCATCTCAACGGCGCAAACATGACGGTACACCGCGATTTTGATAATAAATCTTGTCCGGGCACGTACCTCTATAATCATCACGCCGATATTGCCGCCAAGGTCAACGCAAAGCTTGGTGCGGCGAGCACACCGGCAAAGCCTACACCCAAGCCGAGTACGCCGAAGCCCACCTGCACGGGTGATCTGACGTATTCCGCATACGCGGGGTGCCATTGGCTCCCGCAGGTAAAAAACTGCGAGGACTACGCGGGCAACTTTGGACAGGCTATGGAAGGACTTAAAATCAATGCCAAAAACTGCGATATTTATTATCGCGTTCATCTCCGGGGCGGCGGTTGGCTCCCAGAGATCAAAAACAGCGGCGCAGGTGCAGACGGTTACGCGGGCATTTACGGCGAGCAGATCGACGGCGTACAGATACGCACGCCCGTCGGCTTTGTAGACTGCCGCGTACATATCAAAGGCGGCGGCTGGCTTGGTTGGGTGCGCTTTGGAAGCAAGTATAATTCCGGCGCAAACGGCTACGCGGGCATTTACGGCTCGGCCATTGATGCAATCCAGATGGAGTAAGATGTTAAAAAGCCGCAGGGCCTCATCTTTTCGATGGGCGCTGCGGCTTTTTTGTTTTTTACAAAGCTATTTGCGGGATGCTTTAATGGTTTTTGTTGTTTATTATATGGCTCGTAAGTTCGGACGGTCGCAACGCTGATATTTAGAGCCTGTGCAATGTCCGCATTCTTCATTCCTCTTTTTCTCAAATCTCAAAATCTTCGCCGTACTTCTCGTAATGCTTATCGCAATAAGCATTATAAAATTCCTGCTCATCTTCAATGCCCTGCGCGTGAAGTTCTTCACGGATTTCGTCGTCCATCATCATAACCGCTGCTTCAAAATCAATCGTGTTGCCGTTGTAGTCTTTAATTCTTTTCATTTTTGTTTCCTCCGTTGGATTGAATTTATTTTGTGTCCTTGTCCTTTTGACTCTTATATTATACAGCATCAGC